TCGAGTTCTTCTTCCAACTCATCGCCAGCGTTTCACGACTTTCGTCGCGTAACGCGCCGTGTATGAGCTGACATCAACAGAGGTCTCCAACTTAGTTGGGTTCCAATGTTGGTGGTCGACTTCGCGTCGACTGGTGGAACAGATAACGTCTGTGATGGAAGGAAGCGTTCCAGAGGTAAAATACCTAAGGAGCATCTTCCAACCAGGCAGACGGTGTCTGAGGGGTTTACTCGCAATATCATAAACAAGATACTCCACTTTCTGGAGATCTTTGTTAATGCGTTTTGCATAGTATTCCTTATTCTCTGGTACCTCGTATAGAGAAGGGACTCGTAAACCGAGTCTCTTCGATGGTATTCGACCGTAAAGGTCTAGTAGCATCCCTGCGATTAACTCGTAGGTCTTGAAGTACTGGGTATCCCAAAACTGGTTTGCATAAGCAATCCAGGCGGAATACCCATCAGGGCTGGGTGATGATGGTATCTTCTTACGAATACGTAAGGGTGTGACTGGGTGGCCTTTATAGGCGTCCATGCCACATGATTCTCTAAAGAATCCAGATACGCAACTCTTGTGCCGGTTTACAAGTAAACCAAAGGCCTCGAGGTGTTTGATTGCATCTCCGGCGATAGCCGTTGGGACAATCACGTCATCACCATACACTAAGACATTAGGTCGGTACCCAATGTCTGCATCACGGTACATGGCACGGAGGATCGCCCAACAAGTAAGTGCTAATACGGGAAAGCATAAAGCTGACCCCATTGGCGCAAACTTTTTGAGTTTTAAGATCCTCCCGTCAGGTAGCGTCGTACTCAGACTGCGTGCTGCCAACAAGTAAGGTAAAACCGAACTTGGGAACAGCATGCGAACCAGTCCAACTGTAACTCTATCTGAGGCCTCTTTAAGGTCCAGAGTTGAGTACCTACCGTCTGTTGACCCCAAAAGGGCCGCAGTGCGGTTGGGTTGTTGGTCTGTGAAATGAACATCATCCCTTGTAAGGGGATGACGTTCAATATGACTGACTATCGCTCGTCCTAAACCCTGTTGAATCCATTGGAAAACCAACGGTTCAGCGGAGATGAGACGAGGGCCACGTGAGTCCTTCGGCACGAATATAACACGTGCCGAGTCCTCTCGATTACCGAGTGAGCGAATTTCGCTCACGGCATCACAAACATGTCCGTTAGAAGCGTAGAAATACGCATCTATAGGGAACATATTTGCTAGGCGGTCAGGAATATTGGACCAAAAATACTTACCCCAAAGTCGCTCTTTAGTAGAGACGACTCCGGGTCCGTGTCTTGGTACAATGTCCCGCGGTTCGAAGTTCTCGAACACCCTACTGAGGTGTGCTCGAGCTCGACGGATCACGTTCCTCCAATGAGGCGAAGTAATGACTTCAAGAGGTCCTGGAAGGACTCCTTGTCGTTTCTTACCAGCATCATTAAGAGAAATATGATTATCAATCGTATCAGCAACAGTGCTGAACGATATGTCATATGGAGCAATGTCCTCTTCCGTTTGTAAAAACGTAGAGAGGGCCGCTTGTTCTTGTCTGGGTGAATAGGGGACTTCATACTTGTAAAACAAGTAACATAAGTCCCTTATCTGCTTGATGCTACGGACACATGGTGTCGGTAACACCATACCGTCGTGTGAGAATACACGGTTGAGGAGCTCACCGAATAACTTCGGCAGCTTACTGTTTGGCTGAGACGCAAGTCTCAGTTGAGCAGAGTCAACCGGCAATTCTCCCAGCAAAGCTGTATCAACAGCTTTGCCGAGACGGGGAAGGGACTTGGTTAGAAAACCAATGCCCTCCCGCGAGGTACGTTCACGGATCTTACGAACCGTGAGTGATACTGCGCGTTGGTCGAATACTTCACCATGCCACATCGTTGAGATGTCGCATAGCAAAGTGGAGATGAGTTTTACTTCATCTAGGCTCTTATTGGGCACCATATGGTAACCCTCCTAGAGCATGCACAACGCTATGCGATCAGACGAATGACACGGTACACTCCGCCCCTAGGAATTCTATTACTAGAATAACTAAGAGGCCCATATCCTATTTAGCTCTTGTATTAACAAGAGGGATAGGTCACCCTTACTACCCGAAAGAACGGTACTCAGGTATCTGAGGCGTTCAATCGTTTTCAAGTCCATCTCAGGACTTGTAGCACAGATCTCAAGGTATCAAACTTGAGACGATTAACGCAAAACGTTAATCACATAGATCGGTAAGCATATTTCTATGCTCTCCTTTCTAGCTACTGTGGTTGTAGTACATGACGGTGTGTACTGAGTGGAACCCAACCGTTAATAGGTCCTACAAGGACCCATTAATGAGGGCCGCTGCGCCGTAACCTGTACCGTCGAAGAGAATCGTGGTGGACGCACCTTGCGAAGCAAGGAGCGACATCAGATTCGCAACGACATGTGTAGGTTCCGTCTGCGCGTTCAGATTCCCAACAGGGGAATCGAGAACGGCATACGCCGAGACGTTCACGAGCTTAGTAGAATCGACTTCCCCAACGACAGTTTTGTCGAAGCGGATAAGCGACCTACGACGCCGTGAAAGTCCCACACCGGTTTCACTATGCGAAATAGTGAGGCGGTGAGGCTTGCTTGGCACCTCCGTGAGGAGGGCGAAGACAAGTTGGCGGTCAGTGGTTTGGATGCGACCGAACTCTTGTTCGGTCCCAGCCGAGTTCTTTACTTCATTCGTGTTTAGCGTTGTTGGTAACATGCTTAGACTAGTATTATGTGACTAGACACACATGGTTTTGGTGGCTACGTGGCTTTAGATACGCCAAGTGCTGCACCAAGGCTTAACTCCGTTAAGGAGAGCCCACTGCCAAATATGGCAGTATGTGGGTCAGGCATCCAGGTGGAGCGTTTATACGCAACTTCCCGGACACGTGATACCGGTATTGAGTACTGTGCGTATGGACCGTCAATGCACGTGTCTTTTGAACACGTTATTGTACGATCCACCTTCACAGACCAACACCAGCGATGTATGGTTGTGCGGATACCCATGTTGGATATTCGATTGTTGTTAAGCCACTGGCTAACGCCAATGACCCAATCAACAACGAACGACCAAGGAATGGCATTCCAGATGATGGCAGGATTCAAGTTCACCCCGAGAGAATCGAGGTGACCACGAATCTGAGCTTCTCGTCTAGACCAATCCGGCATATCGAATGAATATTCGAGCTGCGCATGGAATAGAGGCGTGTTATGCCTGACGTTACGATGGCCCTTACAATAACCGAGATAATCGGGAATGTAATGACCTGTAACCCAGTCATTTCCATCAGGGCTATAAGACGTTTCATCAACGTCTTTAAAGACCCCTCCGAGGCCGAAACTGGTATGTTTCGTCCTACGCTTCCGAACGTCTTCAAGTAGTTTATCTACTTGAGCCGTTGTATCCTTCAAGGCTTTTCTCAAATTTGAGATATCCTTGAGGAGAGGGAGGATGTTAAACTGCGTTTGCAGGTAACCATCAGCCCCCGCATGTAGGATCTTGCGAAGTGTCCAGTTACCTTTCTTGCGAAAGGCAAGGACACCAGCAAGAGTCTTTGGCAACGACTTAAAGTCTTTTAACTCTATTAAAGAATTAATTAGACTAAGTTTAGGAGGTATATCGGGAAGGCAGGCCATAAAGGCCCGCGTCGCGAGTTCCTCTTCGTCCACATGGGTGCGTACAAAGCGCCCATCTGATTGAGCCAAATACAGGTCGGGTAAACCATTTAATGGAATACTCGGCCCTCCGAACTGAACCCCAGCTGCGGTACCTATCCACCCGACACGGGCATCGGAACATTGACCAACCGGAAACCTATTATAGGGATCCGGATAGTTATAGTAACGATACGTGACGAAGCGGAAGGAACCGCCATAATCCTCGAGCGTTCGAACGTAATGTTCAAACGGATTCCAGGAATTATATGTAGGATGACCTTTCAGTGGGAGCATTGAAACTCTTTCGAATTTCTTTGTCACCACGTCCGCGTCATACTGCAAGACAGGCAGATCCTCCAATGGGGGACCGGTATTTTGTACTTTGTATATAACATCGTACTCCGGTATCACCAGAGGTTCCGAACGGGTTCTGTCAGCCATACATCACCTAAGAAGATCCTTACTAGGGATAAACTTAGGACGCTAGATTCACAACAATGTGAACATGGAGAATAGTATTCACCATAGTTGGTCGCTCCACAAGGAGCG